TCATCTTCAGAAAATCTTATAAACATATTATCTTGTGTGTCAGGACTTCCAATAGTTGTTTCTGTTCCAAGATGAATTAAGTGTCTTGTTGTTGGTGATATTAATGTAACTCTAGTAGCTGTGGGGTTACCACTATCTGTAGCTGCATCTATTCTTGTTTCAAATCCTGATGTTAACATAGAAGCTCTTGTTGTAAGTCTTGCTGTGATACCAGCATTCCAAGTAAATGTTTTACCATTTGCAATAGTTGCAACTAATACTTCACCAAAATTACTTAATGACCAAAGTCCTGGTTCTAGTACGACTGATGATGCTTCAACTGCGCTACCAAATCCAGAAAAATTTGTAGCGTTTGTAACTGTTGCACCACCACTGTGAGCTTGTCCGTTAGATGTACCAAATGTTGCTGTGCCTAATGCTCCTCTAGTAATACCTGTTATGTCAGATCCTGATATACCTGTGTATGTTATTAATTCATTACCAACAGCTATTGTGCCTGTTGTTGGGAAACCAGTTGTTGATGTTAAAGTTATCGCTGTCCCCGATCCACCTGTACCAGCTGTATCCGCGAGCAACGCTCCATTAAGAGTTGTTGTCAAAGCACCAGTAATTGTACCACCATAGTTTCCAATACCAAAACCATAACCATAAGTTTGTGCCGCAGGACCCACAGGTTGATAAACTTTAACAGTCATACTACCACCTGTTGATATAACTGCAGATGCTTGATTTAAAGAATTAATTGTAAATGTCGTAGGAGTTGGAACAGTTAATACTTGAAATAATTTATCTTCAAAGTCACTTGCATTTAATCCTGTACCACTTGGCAGAGTAACTGATGATAGTTCTATAATATCTCCTACAGATAAATCGTGATCGCTTGTTGTTGTAATGGTGCAAGTTTTAACTGATGTACTGTTTGTAGCTAATGTTGAGCTAGTAAGACTATCTACAACTCCTGCATTGTTACATCTAAAAGGAGTAATATCAAAAAGTTGACCTTCAAAATATAACAATAAAAATTTATCAGTTCCAAGTGCAACATATCTATTACCCTCAGTATCTACAAAAGCGTGTTGTTTTCTGGCAACTCCAACAATAGAATCAGATAGTAATGATTGCCAGCCACCTACTTTTTCAGGTAATCCATATCTAAATCTTACATTATCAGAATCAACCCAACGACCCTCTGCTCCTACAGCAGTGTCTTGTTTGTCAATACCAGGAGCAAACTTAATTTTCGTAAGCATCCTTTACTCCTATGATGTACTATTAGTTTTTATTTGCCAACCCTTTGTAGCAGTCGTAAAGATTAGTGTTACACATTGATTATTTGCAGTTAAGTCTAAATCAGATGTACCACCTTGAATATTTGATCCGTTTCTTGCAACCACACATTTGTTAGTTCCAAAACCATTAGATGCAGACACATCCATAATTGTTACTTCATCACCTTGTGCAGGTGATGCTGGAAGTGTAATTGTTACAATATTAGCAACAGTATCAACACCAATTTGATCTCCAGCAACTGCTGTGTATGCTGTTTTGCTAGCTGCAGTTACTTCCGTAAATCCTTTTTCCATCATAGCTAAAGTTGTAGCTGGAACACTACCTCTAGAATAAACTAAAACTTTTGCACCTTCGGGAAGAGGCACTTGTGTAGATGCACTTTGACCTGTTGTAAGTAAAGTCACTGTATAACTATCACCAGCTCCACCTCTAGTAGTTCCATCTTCTACAAAAAATACTCTGTTAGCATTACCACCAGATGTAGTTGCTGGCATTGTTAAACTTGCGTTACCGGATAAAGTTCCTGTAACTTTGATGTAAAGATTTTTGCCGTTTGCAGTTGCGTCTCCATCGGCTAAACTTAAGTTTACATTACCAGAACTTAAAGTTACTTCCACATAACCTGATGCAGCTGTTTGTAATAATTGTAAATTAGTATTTGTTATTGCTCCCCATAGACCTGCTTTTTCGCCGGTTGCGACTAACTCTAATGATAAATCTGATGAAAATGTTGATGCCATATTAATAAGGTTTTATTGGTGTCCAAACCATTGTTGCTCCTGGTACTATATCGTTCCACGTAATAACTCCTGGTTCTACGGTATCTAATGTTAATTGAGAACCTGTAGGACTTATATTTGCGTCAGCAGTTATTGTAACATTACCTGTAGCCAAGGTCAAGTCAACACCTGATGGTAATACATCAACATCTGTGCTGATAGTAAAATTACCTATATTTAAAGTTACTTGTGAGCCTGTAACAGTGTGATCTACATCTGTTCTAATACTTAAAGTACCTGTACCTAAAGTTACTTGATTTGCTGTTAAATTTTCTACTACTGAATCTGCAATAATACCGACACTACCAATTGTAATGTTAAGTGAATTACCGGTTACTGAAACACTTACATCTGTATCTGGGCCCGATGTAGCGAATGGTAATGCTGATATTGCGTCAAATCCTAAACTCATAAAATTCCTTAAAAGGGGACAGTAGGTATGTGGTGGTGTACTGCCCCCATCTAAAGATTATATCATCGTTTAAACCAGTTAGGAAGACCTAAATGTGGACGTTTGTCAAACATATTATCCTTCGCTCCTGGGGTCTTACGATTGTTATAATGCAGAAAAACCTGTACGCATTCTTTGCCTTTGAATTTTTCTCTCCAATGTTCTAGCTCACAGCCAGAATAAACCAGCATATCTCCTGGTTTTAAATCTACTTTAACACCTTTAGTGTTATCAGATACATATCCAACACCTGGTTTTACACCACCTTTTTTAGGATTTGGTTCTAGATATATTGGCCAGTCATCTCCACCAAGATTCATAGTAGTAGATATCTCACAACTAAATCTATCTTTGTGTCTTTTTAATTCATCACCTTTTTTATATATTCTAGCATAAGTGTAAGCTGGATATAATTTTAATCCTGTTGCTTTTTCCATTTCTGGTTGACATTTAAGTAATAAAGTTTCCATAGCGATATTACCATAAGCAGAATAGGTGTTTGGAATCTGTTCATTCTCACCTTCGTAATATCCAAGTATGGTTTCAAAAGGTGAAAAGTATCTAGACACTTTACAAGTATCATATACTTGTTTCTGCATTAAAAAATAATTTGCAACAAAAGCTGCTAGATCTTTTGATATTGCTTGACGTATTATTGTATATTTTTTCTTTTTAAACATCTTTAGCCATTTCTTTTGGCACTGCTTGTATATTCCAATGTATAAATCTAAAAGGCTCTATGCCATAGTCTACTGCATATTCGTGTTCCAAAAATCCTGGAAATATAATTAATGTGCCTGGTGTAGGTTTAAAATGTATAAGTTCTGAACCTGGCCACACACCTTTTTGATCTGGTTTCATTTTTAATTTTGTAGCTCTAGCACCTGTTCTCGGTTCGTGAAATATTGGATAAGAAGTTTTATCACTACACTTTAAAAAATAAAAACCCGATACGTGTTGATTCCAATGTATGTGTGCACTGTGGTGTCCACCACCTTTTTTAGAAAACTCTTGTACCCATAACTCACTAAAAATAGTTTGATATTGTGACATATCATAACCTTGATGATCTAAATACTCCCAAGATTTTTGACCAATGTAATTTCTAAAATCTAAAAAATCGTTATCGACTGTAAGTGGTGTTGAGTGATGAGACAATCCAAAGTCTCCATATTTTTTAATATGTGCTTTATTTCTGTCTCTCGATTCTTTAATATATTTGTTACTCGCTTTATTTAAAGACTTAACAAACTCTGGTTTGTGTTCTGACCAAATGGTCGTGTTAAAATAATTATTTATGTACATTTTTTAAAACTGAAAACAAATTTGGTTTTTCTTTAACAAGCTGTTTACACAATTCCTTTCTATCATTTAATTTTTCTATAGCAGATTCAAATTTTTCTTCAATAGATTCCTCTGAAAAACCACCTTCTTTTATTAAAGATACTTTATCGGTAGGAGCCCAATGCATACCAGCTGCAATGCAATGAAGACCTGTATTAGAAGGATATCTCCACTCATAAGTTCTTCTCCAAACTGCTTCTTTAAAACCTGAAACAGATGTGGGTTTTAAATTTATTAAATTTTTTTCCCAAGATTTATTATTACAAGTTTTCCAATACTCTGTATCGTCTCTATGAGATAAAGCATAATGCATTGCTACAAATTCAGAAAACTCTCTAAACATATGTTTACACTGATAATTAAAATTATCTCTATCCCATTGAGATATTTTATCTCTACCTAAATTTCTAATTAATTTTATTAAAAATTCGTGAACCGTATATAAACCATTACTTTCTAATGGTTCTATAAACCCAGCAGACAATCCAATTGCCACTACATTTTTTACCCATAGTCTATTATGAATACCAACTCTCATTTTTATATTTTTAAATTCTAAATTATCTTGACCTAAATGTTTTTTAAATTCTTTTAGTGCTGTTTCATCATCTACAAATTTACTTGAGTATACGTAACCTGTTCCAATTCTAGACCATAAAGGTATGTTCCAAACCCAACCATTTTCAATAGCTGTGCAGTTTGTGTAAGGCACTAATTCTTTTTCTTTGTTTTTGTATTGGATTCTTGTAGCCCACGCAGAATCATTAGGTAACATATCAGAGTATGATTCAAAAGGTTCTTTTAAAGTTTTGTCCAGTAATAAAGATTTAAACCCAGTGCAGTCTATGTATAAATCAGCTTTATATTTTTTATTTAAAGATTTAATTCCATTTTTATCTTGTTCTATGGAAATGACATCATCAACTATGTGTTTTATTTTTTTACAATAATTGTTTTTTAACCATAAACCAAACTTGGTCGCATCAAAATGATAAGCCCTTTGTACTTCATTTATATCAAATTTGTTTTGATTAACATAAGCCATTTGTAAAGGATAGGTACAATCTGCATAGTCAGCATAGGGTGTTTTAGGATTAAGTATTTTTTTAAACCACCAATCGTTAATTCCTGCTTGTGTATCTTCTGTAACAGGTTTTCCAAATGGATAATGAAAAGCCTCTCCTTTTTTATAAAAGTCTGTAAATTTTATACTTAATTTATAACTACCATCTACGTGTTTTATAAAATTGTTATCTTTTATTTTAAGCAACCGCATCCAATCAGTTATTTGACCAAGAGTGCTTTCACCTACACCAACTGTAGATATATTTTTAGATTCAATTAATGATATTTTATAATTTGGAAACTGTGATTCTAAAGTGGCTGCTGTCATCCACCCTGCACTTCCACCACCTACAATTAATATTTTCATTTAAATGGTCTTCCTAAATGCCAAACAACAAGACTGTATCTTGTGCCAGCGGTTACTGGTTTAACTCTGTGCCACACAAAACTAGGAAACACAATGATTGATCCTTTTGGTAATATTTCTTTACATTGTATTCTATGTTTTGATTCGTCTCGCATATGTGGATCATAGTTTCTAAAATCAAATTCTAATTCACCACCTTTATATTCTGATCCGTCTGTTAACTGACAAGTCATAGATAGTTTTCTAATCTTACCTTTTTCGGGTCCTTCTTTATCATAAGGTTTGTCCCAACTATCACAATGCCAATCATAGTATTGATTTAATTTATATTTTGTAAACTGACAAGACTCACTTCTATCCCAATCATAGTTCCAACCAGCAGCTTTATTTGCTTCGTGCACATAGGGATGTAACTCTTTATATATCCAAGTATCATTGAGCCATACTAAATCAGAGTTTCTTTTTCTTTTTAAATCTAGTATCTCTTCTTTATTTAATTTTTTATCACCATAACCACCTGTCCTAGCCATAACTTCTTTTTGTGCATTAGCATACTGTATTACCTCATCACAGAACCTAGGGGTTAACGCACCAGTAAAATACCAATAGTAATTAGATATATTCATACGTTATAGTTTGTACAAAATTTAAACTATCCTTTTGATTATTAGTTAAATAATACATATTAGTTGATGGAAACATTATAAATTTATTATTTTCTAATGGTATATCCCAAGATCTACCTTTACGTCTATTATCTTCATAATATATTCTAACATTACAATCTTCAACTTTGACACCATATAACAGTGTATAATCTGGTGAGTTACGTAGATCTACTGGATCTATATTTAATAATGGAATTGTTGTTTCTGCAGGTTTATAGATATTGCCCCACGTTTTTTTACTAATTAAATTAAAACCATACTCAAGATTAATGTGATCTCGCATATATGTATTCAACATATCCCAAGTTCTTGAGAATGGAAATTCTTTGTTTTGAATTACTGATTGTAAAATGTCTTTTTCTAATTTACCTCGGTCAATGTCCCAATCTTTAGGCATTGCCACGTCACCATAATATAAAGCTTGTTCAGATAATACTTTCTTTTGCATACCACATACCTTTGTAATTTATGCGTTATGGTCTGTCAAGTCCCAAGACTGGCCTGATTCATTCCAAACATAACTCCACCTATGAGTACCAGCTTCATTTTGTGAAGTTTGTTCTGCAGTTAATGCAGGAGCATCACCAATTGGTGATTTCCAAGTTGCAGTTGTAATATCTTTTACCCAAGACGCATAAGGTTTTTTAGGCCAAAAGATTTGATTATCTTCATCCCACTCAAAACCTATACCTGCGTAGTTTCCTCTAAATGCTTTTGAGTTATCACCAGAGCTGTGTTTGTTATTCATAGTGTTATATGAAGTTTGAATCCACATTTGTGCAGGCCAGTTGTTGTGTGTTTCTAACCACTGTTGACCTACTGCTTCGTCTTCAACACCATCAGCGTTTAACATCTTATCGTTATCCATAGTTAACACTTGAATAACTTTTCCGTTAGCTCCTAGTTTTGCAAAATGTGCCATAATGTTTCTCCTTATATATTAATTTTTAAGTTCAGTAAATACATATTAATTTTGAAATTTGTATCTTATTACTACTATTCCTGATCCTCCAGCGCCACCTGAACCACCACTTGTGTCGGTACCTCCACCGCCACCGCCAAGGTTAGCTGTTCCTGCTCCGCCTCCTGGTAGAGCAGCACCTCCACCACCTGATCCTCCAGGTCGTGGTCCTTGATCTCCTCCTCCACCACCGCCGCCACCTCTTGTGACAGGGGATGCTGTAATTGAACTTGCTACACCATTTCCGCCAGCGCCACCTTGTCCAGGGGGGTTTCCATTTCCATCAGCTCCGACAGCTCCAGCACCACCGCCACCACCTGATCCACCATTTCCACTGTGTTGACCACCTCCACCATTATTTCCTTGAGGCGGAGATACAGGAGGTGTATTTCCTGCTCCACCAGGCTGTACGGGTCCACAAGGTAATCCACCAACACCTCTTCCACCACCAGATCCACCTGCTAATGCGGGAACACTATCACCATTATCACCTCCACCAGCGCCACCACCAGCAGAAGATATTGTTGAAAAAGTTGAAGTTGAACCTTGATTTCCTCTACTAACTGCAGGATTTGCCGAAGCTCCTGCTCCAACTGTTATTGGGTAACCTTGTACTGAAACCGGTAATGCCGAAACACTAGATCCTAATGGACTTGCAGTGTAACAACCTGAAGCAGCACCTGATGATTCTCTATAACCACCTGCTCCACCTCCACCTGCTCTATCTCTTGAACCTCCACTACCGCCGCCAGCAAGAACTAAATAATCTACTGTATTAGAACCACTAGGACCACCTGCTGCAGATACACAAAATGTGCCTGGACCTGTAAAAGTGTGGACTTTAAAATTCGTACAAACTGTTGTTATGGTTCCTCCTGTAGCTGCAACATAAGCAGATCCAGCTGTTCCAAAAGTGTTGTCTTGAACTGTTTTCCATCCTTGAGTTGAATCAACGTAAACAAAAGTTAACCCTTGAGATTCTGTGTTTATAGTTATTCCCGCACCACCTTCACCACCATTTATTTTTTGTGATCCATTTGGATTTATTGTTAATGCGTTTGAATCAAATGTGTTTGCATAATCTTGAACTGATACTATTGCACCAGCACTTCCTGCTGGTAAACTCATTGTAATTGCACCACTTGTAGTATCAATAAAATAACCTTCACCATTTGCTGCTGTAAAGTTTCCTGTTTTAATTGATCCTGTCTGCCAGTCTACAGTTCCTGTTCTACCAAACCCTGTTTGTGATGCACCTGAAGCAAGTGTTACAGTATCACCTGATTGACCTATTGTAAGAGTTGAACCAGATGCTGTTTTAATTGAATTTGATTTTAAATCACCTGTAACAGTGATTGTATCTCCAGCGTCTCCTAATTGTGTTGTGCCACAATTTGTTCTTGGACTAATTTTATTTACTTTTATTTCACTCATAATTTACCTATTGAAACTTATACCTTATTACTACGATACCACTTCCTCCTGCTCCACCATTAGTAGAGCCAGTCGGTGGACTTGATGTATGTGCACCCCCACCACCGCCACCGCCAGTGTTTGCACTTGCACTTGGTCCTGCTCCACTACTACCACCTTTTATTCCTGCCGCGCCAGAGCCACAAGGACTTCCTGCACCTGCACTTCCTGGAGCAGCACCATTAATTCCTCCACCGCCACCACCAGATTTTGATATTGGTGATCCAGGTATGTTAGTTGTTCCACCTGCGCCACCTCTACCACCAGCAGAACCTGGAGTTGTTTCACCTGCCTCTGTAGCACCTCCACCACCGCCTGAATAAGTATTTGCATTTTGACCACCACCTCCTGGTTGACCTTGAGGAGGATCAACTGGTGGAGTATTTCCTGCTGCACCTGCAGAAGTTGGACCACTTGGAAAACCTTGACCACCGCCAGAACCACCTGCTCCAATAGCACCTCCTGCGTGTCCACCACCAAATCCTCCACCTGCAGAAGTAATTGTTGAAAATGTTGAAACTGAACCTGCTGCACCTGGTTGAGTAGGTCCACCGCCTGCTCCTCCAGCACCTACTGTAATTGGAAAAGTTCTTGCTGTAACTGGTAAAGCCACAGCCGGTGATGTTCCTAAAGGTGATGCAGTATAACTTCCTGATGCTGTTCCAGGAGATTCTCTAAAACCTCCTCCGCCTCCACCGCCGCCGAGGCTTCCTCCACCACCCCCACCAGCAACTACTAAATAATCTACACTACTTGAACCACCTGGATTACCAGCACATTGAACGTCAAAAGTTCCTGGACCTGTAAAAGTGTGGACTTTAAAATTTGTACAAACCACCGTTTCTGTGCCACCAGTTGCTGTTACAAATTTTTGTACGTTTGCAATGTCGTTACTATTAACAACTTGCCAACCTTTTGTAGCATCACCATAAACTAAAGTAGCACCTTGTCCTTCTATATTTAGAATTAAATTAAAAGTTTGTCCTTCAATTTTTTCAGATCCATTAGCAACGATAGTTAAAGCATTTGTGTCAAAATTTTGTGCGTAATCTTTAAAAGCTACAATCGCTCCAACAGAACCTGCTGGTAAATTTGCAGTTACAGCATTACTTGATGTATCCACAAAGTAACCCTCACCATTTGCTGGAGTAAAACTCGCAGCTGTTTTAATTGATGTTTGCCAGTCTACTGTTCCTGTCCTACCAAAGCCTGTCTGACTTGCGCCTGATGCTAAAGCAATCGTATCACCACTAGCGCCAATAGTGATTGTATTACTACTCTCGTTAATAATGTTTTGACCACATTGGTTTTGAACGTTGTTTACTTTAATTGTGCTTGTCATAATTAATTTTGAAATTTATACCTTATCACAACTATTCCTGATCCACCAGACCCAGAAGCTCCACCAGATCCACCACCACCAGGTCCGGAGGCACCGCCTCCACCACCACCAGTATTAGCCGTTCCCGACGTTGCATCACTAGCAGATGCATTACTTGGTCCACCACCACCAGGTCCACCCGTACCACCAGTTCCTGGAGCATCTCCTGATCCAGCTCCACCACCGGCTCTTGTGACAGAGGCACCTGTAATTGAAGTAGCCACTCCTGGACCACCAGGCCCACCTGTAGAAGTTGTACCAGCGCTACCGGCTCCACCAGCTCCACCGCCACCACCAGCACCATAAGCAGGATTTCCTGCTCCAGGGGCGTTACCACCACTATTTCCTTGAGGTGGACTTACAGGAGGTGTATTTCCTGCTCCACCAGTACCACTACTAGAATGTGATCCACCACCACCTGAACCACCTGCTGTTCCATTATTTTCAGGAGTTGCTGAACCACCTGCACCACCTTTAGCTGATGTTATAGTTGAAAAAATTGAATTATTTCCTTCTCCTCCCCTTACTCCAGGATTTCCAGCGTTATTAGCTTGACCTGCTCCACCTGCTCCAACTGTAATTGGGTATCCTTGAACAGATACAGGTAAACCAGCTGGTGCGTTCAATGGAGAAACTGAATAAGTATCATAACTTGCTCTACCTTCTCTATAACCACCTGCTCCACCAGCTCCACCCACATCAGAAGACGATCCTGCACCGCCGCCAGCCACAACTAAATAAGAAACTGTGTCTGAACCTGTAGGATTTCCCACTGCTGAAACACAAAAAGTTCCTGGACCTGTAAATGTATGTACTTTAAAATCTGTGCAAACTGTAGTAACAGTTCCTCCTGTTGCTGCTATATAAGACTTTCCTACAACAGTGGTATCTGTCTGAACATTCAACCAACCTTGTGTGTCATCTGAATAAATTAAAGTAACAGATTGACCGGTTTGATTTAATGTAGCATCTAAAGTTAAACCATTAATTTTTTGTGAACCATTTGCAGCGACAGTACAGTTGCCGCTATTAAAAGTTCCTAAATAATCTTTTATAGACACAATAGATCCAGCTGTGCCTGCTGGAAGATTTACTGTGATTCCTCCACTAGTAGTATTTACAAAATAACCTTCTCCGTTTGCAGCTGTAAAAGTTGTAGTTTTAATATCTGTTTGCCAATCTACAGTTCCTGTTCTACCAAATCCTGTTTGTGACGCGCCAGATCCAAGAGTTACTGTATCACCAGATTCCCCTAGTGTTAAAGTAGTTCCGCATTGTGGTGCAACTGTATTTACTTCTATCTTTGACATTACACTATTACTAAAGTCCCCGTTACTGTTATAGTTGCAGGAACAGTAATAGGTCCTGCAAGAACTGCACTGTCTATTGTTTGAGTTCCGTCAATCGTTGACGCTTGATTTTTTATAAATTCATCTGGAGATGTTTGACCTCCAATGTATTGAACACCGTTTACTATTGCCGTCATAATTCCCCCTTACGAACTAATATCGTCTATAAATGAAGTGACAATATCTAAACTAGAAGCAGTATTACTTTTAGCTTTTAATACATCACCATTTTTTAAAACAATTTTTGCCCCACCTTGAATTAATTCTATCGCAGAATTTGGTGGTACAACCACGCCTTTTGCAAGAAAGTGATCATTACTACTATTCTCGATAAATACATCCACTTCAATAGTAGAGGTAAGAACGTTGCAACATCTTATTCCGATAACTGCATCAAAGTCTCCACCAGTTATTAAAGTAACTTCTGATGTTCCGACGTTTCTTTGTAAATCGTTTCTAAAATTTTGTGCCATAATTTATTCCTTTATAACGCCACCGCCATTGCTAATGCAAAGCCAGCTGACGCTGCTCCCACCGGATCTCCTGATGCGTCCAAGAAAACCGATTTACTTGCAGGCATTGTACAAAATACATCTAATGTACTTGAACCACCTGAATTAAAGTTAATCTTTGAAGTGTTACCTGCAGAGTTACTTAAAACTGTATCTCTTTGTAAAGTTGTAGAACCTGATAAAGTCCCTAAACCTACCTCAAAGTTTGCTGTGCCTTGTTCAAAGATAGTGTAGTAAGTTGTATTAGAAGTTCCAATACCACTATTGAATGTTATAAAACCAGTTACAGCACCTGCAAGTGTAATATCACCTGTTCCTTGTGTTGTACTAGTTTCTTTTACTCTATCATTTATAACTAAGGCCATTTATTCTCCTATGCCATACTTATGATTGCATTAGCCGGTGTAGTTGGATCAGGAAACGTAATAGTAAAAGTACCATTCGTTGCTGTCTTATTTCCACCAAAATCTAAAACCACCACTAATCTGTTTGCTGTTCCATCAACTGTATCTGTATTATAGATTGCTGCAAAAGCTGCAGTAAAAGATGCACTACTATAAGTAACATTATCAAAATCAACTGAAGCAACTGCTGTGCTCGAAGCAACTCCAAAATTAGTTAATGTTTTAACTGAATAGTTAGTTCCACCTGTTGTATCTACTTCGCCATTTCCAGTTCCTGCTAAATAAACAGTTGAAGCTGTTGTATATGGATTAGTTGTGTATAATGAAATTTTAAAAGTGTTTCCACCAGAAGCTTTAAAGTTATGATTCGCTTCGAAGAGAGCACCTCTAAAACTATTTGGTATTATGTTTGCCATATTGTTTTATCTCCTATGTATAACTTGATGGTGGTTTAACGTTAAGTTGAGCTCGAACTTCACCATCTTGATATTCGTCTCTGCGTCTTTGACCGATTTGCTCGATCGCGTACGATTCTATTGCCTCTTTATATTGGCCTTGATAGTATTGTAACATATCTGCCGGACCTTTCAAGTATCCATATGCATTTACCAGACACGAGTATAAAAGTAAATCTTGATATTTATTAGACAAATAAGTTCCAACTGTAGCTGGAGCGGGAGTAGATGTAGTATCAGTTATAGTTTCTGGCTCCTTATCATAAGCTAAAGTAATTTCATAAGTTTGGTCTGGTGTAGGTGCTAAGACCCAAAATTCTTCATCCCAGTTTGCATAATATTTAGGTATATCTACAGCTGATGTACCAGGTGTAGAGTAAAATTCTGCTATGTATGATGTATCTTTTTGTTCTAAATAAAATTGATTCCCAGCTGAATCTTTAAGTTGTACATATCTTATGGCTCTTAAATCATCAGGTATCGTAACATATCTATTTCCAACAATAGCATTTGATGTTGCATAAAATACACTTTGATCAGTATCTATCGCTCTATGAATTTTATTTTCTGCATTTATAATTATAGTTTCTAAAACTGCATCCGTTAAAACATTACTACCAACTTCAGTATAGTTTCTAATATCATCTCTTAAGTTTGTTAAAGTGTATGCCATAATTAATTAATTACCTCCAATGTTACTGGTCCTGCTGAACAGTTTTCTCCACCACCAGATACTCCTCCTGTTGTAGCATTGCTAGTGCTAGTTATATGAAAAAAATTTATTGGATCTGTTAAAGGATCTGTCGTTGTAGCTCCTGTAATATTACCCGAAGAATCTATTTTACCTAAAGCAATTGTAAAACCACTTGTATTATTTAAATCACTTACGTTGTCAAATGTAGGTATATTTTGAAATTGTTGTAAGTTTGGAGTGTCATCTGAATCATCACCACCAGGACCCGCTGCTATTACTTCTGGTGGACCTCTAAATCTAACTATAGAACCTGCTGCTCTTTGATGATCTTCTGAAAAAACATTTACAAAAGTTGTTCCACTAGAAATTACAGTTGTAAAAGGATTAGAATCTAAAAGTATTAAACTTGTTTTTGATGCAGGTTGTGGTCTTGGATTATACAAAGCTTGTGGGTCAGAACCAACTGGTTTTGGTTCTAATTGAGGTTGCTTTGGTTCATATTCTGAAAAATGAACTAATGATCCATTCCATTCTCTAACCATTTCATCATAAGGAAATCTTAATCCTGATCTATCTGAAATAGCGTATGCATATTTTCCTGAAGCGTATCTACCCATTATACTCCATCTCCATAAAATGTTTGTGGTGAAATGAAAGTAGATGTGCCCTGATTATCTGCATCAAGAGCTCTTAATAATTCACTTTCATATCTACGTTCTAATTCTTGACTTCTATCTGGTGAATATTTTTGACTTAAATAATATGCAAGACCAGACATCATACAAGGATAAAATCTATTAACTATATCTGATGTATTTGTATATGCACCAGCATCTTGAATTTTTGCTAAATAATAAAAACAAAATTGAAAATTACTTGGAGTTGTAGAATCTGATACACTTGAACTTGGTGTTGTGTATAAAAATATACTTGGATTTAATTTTCTTTCCACATAATATTGTGATGGTGTTCCTTTTGCCAACTTATTTGGTGTTTGTGAATATGTAGATCTATCTATTTTTGTAAGCGCAATATCTTCTGGAGCCGCTGCATTTGAATTATTTCTATAATAGGCTTCTAAAACTGTATCTAAATCTTCTGGAAAATTTTCTGAATCAGCTGCAAAATTATATTCTGCTTGACCTTCTACCAATGGAACTTTTGCAAGTTTTACTTTCCATAAATGAACGCCTCTATTTGCCCATTCTTGAAACATAATGTTTAAAGATCTTCTTGCAGATCTTAACATATATCCTGTTCTCGCACTTTTAACACCTGTTCTTTCAAATGCTTCTTCTATGATATCATCTATTTGAGGATTAAATTGTGTCTCTTCAGATGTTGGTGAAATAGTTTGTGCAGTATTACCCATACCACTGTGATTTGTGCAGTAATAAAATAATAAAGGCGCGCCTGTAGTTCTTACAGGTGCAACATTAAATGTTGTTTGTGCTCCTGAACTTCCTGGTGTCCCTGTAGATGTAACACCCGATGTGTAAGCAGCTACTGGACTATTATTTGGATTTCTAGAAAAAGCAATTTGATGAACACCACCAGAGGCATTACTAGAATCAGATTGATCAAATATATAGGTATTACCTTCTTGTAAATACAAAACAGGAGCTAGCTCACCGTTAATATAAAATCTATTACCAGTTCCGTATTGTGTTGTCCCCGTTGCTACGGTTACTTTGTAAGTTATAGTAGCCACAATTTACTCCTACGTAAATGTTATAGTAACACTTGGTGTGGCTGTTAGATCTAAATAAATTCCTTCTTCAAATAGAATTCCAGAACCAGGAACATAAAAATCTATTCCTTCAGATCCAAACTCAAACGTAGCTATTGCAGTTCCAGAAGCCCCACCAGATTTAAAAATTATTTTAGATCCAGAAGCTCCCTCTGCTTGTATTCCTGTTAACCTAGCTCGTTGAGTTGTAGGAACCATTTGAGCATCGGCTGTAGCGTTGGCTACCTGTTGATCACTTGAGTATGATGACATTGTTTCTCCTTAAATTATGTGTGGGCCGGAGCCCACACTAAATTATTATGCTAAGTTATTGTTTTGCTGATACGTAATCGTAATTCTAACTTCACCTGCATTTGTTGCTGCAGAATTAGTAAAATTAATTCTTTGATCAGATGTTCCAATATCTTCCCAAGCTAATGCTCCACCAGCGGTTGTTGTTGGGTATTGTCTACCTGCAGTTGTTCCGATTGTATGAGCGTTTACAAGAGCAGTAGCTGAGCCACCAACAAAACCAACACTAATGTTAGTAGAAGTGTTTGCTGCTGTAATAACATCAAAAATACAATCAATGATTTGTGAATTTGCTGGAATTATTACATCCGATGCTTGAGCTGCGATTGCTCCGCTTGAAAGATCAATTGCAAAAGTTTGTGCCATTACAACTTGACCTGTGTTTTTCATATCAGTTCCAACTGTAGTACCTGTAGTATTTTTAATAGTACCAGCTAATATTGGTCCTGAAAACGTAGTTTGTGCCATAATTATATCCTCCTAGTTTCTGAATACTGTCTCTAGGCCGTCGACTATACTCGTCAGTATTCTAATTAATTGTATAGTGTGTCTTTTATACAACACATTTAATTAGAGCGCAAGAGAGCCTGTAATGTGAATTGATTTTATTCAACGATGTAGCTTTTTATTAAGTAGCTACTGAAACTTGTGGAGCCGCATCCTCAACTTTATTTTCCATATGAGCTTTTTTTGCTTCTGCTGCTCTTATGTGGGTAAGAACTTCTCTAACTTTTCTATCGATCTTAACCATATTGAGAGTATATCTACCCTCTTTAAGATGCTCCTGCTCCCATTCTAGATCCAGACCCCTCTTCTTCGTGTAAAGGTCTTGTAGATGTTGCATCATCTCCTCCATTTATAACCTCCTCATAGGTTATATAGTTTCGTGAAGGACTATAAAACCCTTCATCTTCCCATTTTATATCACCTTTTCCCAGTTTGTCAACTATAGCATTTTCTATAGATATTGGGCCATCTTCTGATGATATTTGGAAGTCTGCATAATAACCATACGCACGGATTTGTACTCGGAAGTTTTTCATATTCACACCTTACTATAAAAAAAGGGCCGATACAAGATCGGCCCTTTAATATCTTTTTATTATGTTGCGTTAGATCCGAAGATACCTCTAGGGTCAGAGAATCCAAATACGTATCTCTCTCTAGCTTTGTATCTTACGTTTCCAGTATCAAAGTCACCTTCCATTGAAGTTTTGATAGGTGATCTATTGAAATGCTTCAAGCCATTAGGCACATCAGTTTTAATAAAGAATTTCTTCGCAGCAGTTAAGTAGTTGTTTACTACATATCCACCAGAGATCATTCCCATATTTCTGATTGCGTTAATGTCATTGTCCGCAGTACCTACTCTACCAGCAGAATTCATAAGTCTGTCAGCAGTAAATCTTAACGCTGAAGGGATTATTAATCTTACTCCTTGCGCTGCGATTTTTAGGCCTCTTTCATCAGTAAATGCCGCGATGTCAATCAACGACTGTTCTAATGAAGTTTCGTTAAGTTCAGCGGGTGTTGTTAACTCATTTGATAATGTACCAGCTAATGTTGGGTGGTCAGTAGCGCAAAGCTCTTTACCATCTCCACCAGCGAAGTTTGAATCAAATGCATTGTTAAGCACCGCTGCACCTTTGATATTCTTAGTAGACGCCATAGATCTTGCTAACGCTTTTGTATATCTAGACGCAAGTCTGTCATACAAGTTATCTTCGATAGCTTCTTCTGTGATAGCGAATGCTAATGCAACCGTTTCGTTAGTGTAACGAGCTGTGAAAGTTTCTTGCGCTTGATCAAACTGAACGCCTTGACCTTCAGGTTTGACTGATGCGTTTGCGAAACCAGCTAACATTACTTCCTCTTCGAAAGCTCTGTCTGATGTTTCAGTGTCAAAAATTTCTGCCCACTGCTCGCCATATTGTTTGTACTCTAGTCCAAATAGTGCATTTAGACCAGGCTCTAGTTCTTTAACTAGTTGTGCTCTTGATATTGCCATAGTTAATTGCTCCTATTAGTTAGAAATTGACGCTGCTGGCGAAATTTGAACTACTACGTTCGAATTAGCCGAAGCATTGTCGTCGTTTGCCGGATCGTTTGCCGTTCTAACAATTCTAAACATTGAAGTAGCCGCTGATCCAGTAATATCTAACGTGACAGTCGATTGACCGTTACTAGAAGTACCGACAGTTGCTCCATCATTTGGATTAAAAGTGTGTAAAAGACTAGCTTGTGTTACCGCTGCATCCGCTTTGCAAGTATATTCTTGCATAGGGTTGTCGTTAACAAAGCCGATTCCGTCGCTTGAACCAGTATTATAGTCCGTTCCGAACGTAGTACTAGCCAACACGTGGTTTGCGAAAGTAGGTTTGCTTGTAGAACTATTTATATAAAATATTCCATTAAACACACCTACGATTGGTTGAATGTTTGAAGTTCCAGTTGACCAACCTGCTCCACCAGTTATTCCATCGTCCATAGTGGCCGCTGCTGCATCTTGTAGATACCCATCGTCACCTGCCGTATGTTGTTGTGAAACAGGATTGTTCTGGAAAATTCCTACACCCAAACCTGATTTGACCTTGTACTCAGCTTGACCACCTGTAGCAGGAGTTGATCCTACTGTAGGTGCTTGTCTGAATCCAAAGCCAGCTGTTTGGTTTGCCATAGTTGTTTCCTTTTAAGTTGTTTCGTTGGGTAGGAATTGCTAATAGTTTAGCTTTTCTTTGTACCACCGAAGGTTACACGAGTATTTGATTCTTTTGAGAATCTCATACTAGGGTGCTGTTCCTTCAAAAGATTGGTCTCTACTGCTTCTTCTTTGTCTTCGTTTTGCTTTTTATAATAAGCATCGATTTGAAGCGCAATCTCTTCTGGTATCCTTGCCAGCACAAGGCCTCCTTGCCCGATGACACCAGCGTATCTACCCTCATTCATCGTTGGCCAATTCTCTTCTGGATATTCGTCAGCTCTAACTAACTCCCATCCTTCTCTAAGAGAGGACGCTATATTTTTAGTGTCCATTTGTCCGAGTATCTCGGATCTTAGCCATTGATGTCTGTATCCAGTTGGCGCTGGAGGTGCATCAAGTGAGTTGGGTGGAGTCCAAACTTTTTTTAACTCTGATTTAGCTCTTGTTTGGCTCGCACGAGAAGTTCTTATTTTTTCGTTTTCCATATTACGCTCCTTCCGTGATATTTAATTGTCTTGCGTATTCTTCTAGTGGCACACCTAATCTTTTAGCGATTGCTACCTGTGAAGGTGTGAGCTTGACAGTTTTGCGTCCTTTACTCGTTGAGGCTGAACGTTTAGCCGAAGCTACAGTTTGAGCAGGTTTTGCTCTTTCTGTAGTAGTATCTTCTACCT